GAAGGCAGTGGGAGTCGAACCCTCTAAAACAGGGTTTTGAAGCGTTTCTATACGTTCCAATGCCGCTGTTTTCGCCATTCTGACGTCTCACTGCGCAGCTTTCTGTGCCATTGATTTCGACACATTTTCGACAGGTGTCTGATGTCTACTAGTGGTTAATAGCGGCCGCTTCGGCGAGGATCAAGTACTTATGCTTATCCGATATTGACGATATTCAGGCCGTGGTTTCAAACAATAAAAACTGTTGCAGCGGGTGGATACATTTTGACCTCACTGCTACGATCATGCGGGTCTATTCCGTATTGTTTGAAATAAAGGATCTGTAATTGTTTGAAGTCAAGGAGCTGTAAATGGCTTATCGAATGAGACTGACCCACTGGGTGGGCCTAGCCGACGCTTTGCTAAACCGCCACGTGACGTATTACTTCAAGCCAGGTCGCTCAGATGGATTCATATTCATGACCGGGACAGAAGGAGGACTGACCAATTTTCATCTACATACCTTCGAAAAAGTGGACGGCGATTACATGGTATTTACGGGCATCCTGCCGAAGAGTGGCAGCTTTCGCGAAGGCGATAACATAGATTTAGCAACAGAAAGAGTTGCCGACTGGCTCGGCATATGTGCGGGTATGAATCAGAGTACGCTCAATGCAGTCCAAGCATTGGGTGATATTTTTGTGTCCTTCGGGAGCTTAGAACCGGAATAAGATGCCGTACTAGGGGGCAAATTAATAAAAGGAGAAGTCTCTTGAGCACATTTGGACGACACTCGCCTTCGGCTGGCTGGTGACCATCCTTCGCACGGGTAGCAACGGACTGAATGCTTCCTACTTGATGCGGTCTACTCAGGCGTTGAGGTGGAGCTTCCAGGCATAGGGAATCGAACTCTTGTTGAAATGTATCAATTCGTTTGGATATTCCCCTTTCTGGGGGCTTATTTAATTGTTTTGAAAGGTTCGTATTTATTTTAGTTTGTTCGAATTTTTTATTTATAATGCTATATTTATCCAGTTAATTATGGATATTGAAGCTGAGAAAAGAGAAAGGGCTATTGGGAATAATTTGTCTGTAAACCATGGAGTGAGGAAAGAACCCTTGATAGTAGACAAAACTCTTGCTCTATAGATAGTTATCTTGCTGGGGTGTTTTATTATGGATGTTCCCGTTGCATGACCTAGAGATCCTGTCTCCATGCGAAATATATATGGGATATCTATTCTTACTCGGTAATCTGGAGGTCGGCGCCCAATTAGGCCATTTTCGAATATAACATCTAATTCACTCTTTTTTTCTACTCTAAAAGCCATAATTCCTTTAGGTTTTGGTTTGACCAGTTTTGCCCCTTTGGGTGGGCCTGTTTCGCATGAGCTTTTTGCAATATCAATTATTTCATTGCGATTTTCCGATATGGTAAATTTTATAAGATATTCGTGAAGGTAATCTATTATTTTATTGTGTTGCTCTAGCAATGGGTCAGGGGTGGTTTGAATGTATCTAAGAATGAAGTATATGTTAACTAAAAACACTGCCAACCATATGTCTTCGGTGTTTTCCTTTATTTTTAGTGGGGCTCCTAGGATGCTAAAGGAGGTAAGGTCTGCTGAAAAATACCAAGCAAGTATGGTGAGGGTTGAGAAAGTTACTAAGAATCCTCTGGCCTTTCTAAAGTCTCCATCATCCATGGTGGAATTCCTTTTTGCTGATGTACATAGTGTCTTAATGTACTGAGTTGACTTCAGGGTCTGATCTATTGATTAGAATTCAATTGCAAGGGTCGTAATGTCATCAAGTTTTGCTTTGTATCCGGCTATTTTTAGTTCTTCGATAATAGGATTTATTAGGTTGTCAAGATCTTCGTCCGAAATGCCAACTTCAAGGGATAGATCGGTTAGATTTGCATAAGCTTCAGTATGGCCGAGGCTTACTGCTCTTTGTATTGCCATAATGACTCGTTTACGAATCTCACTTGGTATTACCGTTCTTGCCATGAGGGCAAGTTCTTTTGCGCGCTTGGCGGGAATTAAGGTTTCTTGGGTTGATGAGTTTAAGAAGCTCGACTCAATTCGAGCGACTAATTCTGCGTTGATTGAGCGGCCAGCTGCTTTCGCTGCTTGCTCTGCTTGGAGGCGTAGCTCTGGGGGCATACGCAATTTGAATTGTGGGTCTTCTCTGCTCATGACGTGATCATGGACCACGGTGGTCTTGACAGCAATGGGACCACCGTGATCCCATTGCTTCAAAGGGACCACCGTGATCCCTTTTGAGCTTGGAGTACGACATGGATTTGGAAGAGCTGAACCCCGGCGCCCTGATCGGGCCGCAACAGGATGTGGAATCCATCGAACGGTGGGCGGAGCGCAACGGCATTAGCTATGGCACCGCCCGCGCCTGGGTTTACCGGGGTGTGCTGCCGTCCGTGAAGCTGGGGAAGCTGCGCATGGTGAATAGCGCGCTGCTGCGCAACTGGCTGTTGGAACAGGAGTGGACAGCATGAAAGGAGGAGTGATGGACGCCTTTCAATTTTGCTTCGCGGGCATCGTTGGCAGCGTTTCTGGCAGGGTCGTGGCCTGGGGCGGCCTGACTGTCGATATCGACCAGATCGAGAACGCTTGGCTTCGTCGGGCGATTGAAGATTATCGCTGTGGTCGCAGGGGGCAGAAATGAGCCATGGCCGCCAGTCCCTACTACCTACGCCAGACCCACGCCCCGGACTGCGGCTGCTCTGTGTGCTGGTCCGCAAGGCAGGCCATCCCATTGCACAGCCCGTCGCCGTGTCCGGACTGCCGGCCCCCTGGGCTGCCCTATCGGGAAGATGGCCGCTGGCTCTGCCGTCCCCGTTCCTTCTGCGCGAAACACGACCCGTCCCGGCGTCCGCCGAAGTACTGGCACGTTGTGTACGACAGCGGGAAACCCACGCCCTTTGTGCCCGTGCGCGAAGCATTCCAACTGGAGGGCTGACCCATGCTCGCTAAGACCCTGAAAGCGCTGCTCCTGCTCTGCCTGATCCAGGCCGCCCGCACCGTGGCCGATCCGGTCAAGGGCCGCGCTCCCGGCTCGTCGGAACAGCTTCACCGTTCCGGCGAACGGAAGCACGGGCGGAGCGCACCCTTGAACGCCTCCCCCCGGAAACAGCCTCCGCTTGGGAGTGTGGGGCAGCTCCTCCGCCCCGCGCTCCCGAGCCCTCGGCGGCAAGAGCGGGATGACAAGGGCAGAGCCCTTGGTGTTGCTCTGCGGGTTCCAAGGGGAAGGGTTCCCCTTGGCCGTTGGAGACGACGTTGCGATAGGGATCGTTGCCCGGATGGGCCGAGACGAACACCCGTGGTTGGCTTGGTTCGCTAGCGAATAGAGCCCGGCCCGAAGGGATCGCCCGACAAATCACTTTCACCCAACACCGCTGAATGAAGGCGAAACAGCCGAATTTGCAGCAGCGGGACAACTCACGCCGAAAAAGGCGAATTGAAGGAGAAACACCGATGAACATGTTTGCAACCCAAGGCGGCGTCGTCGAACTGTGGGTCACCAAGACCGACACCTATACCTCGACCAAGACCGGGGAAATCTACGCCTCGGTCCAGTCCATCGCCCCGATCCCGGAAGGTGCCCGTGGCAACGCCAAGGGTTTCGAGATCAGCGAATACAACATCGAGCCGACCCTGCTGGACGCCATCGTCTTCGAAGGCCAGCCGGTGCTCTGCAAGTTCGCCAGCGTGGTCCGCCCGACCCAAGACCGATTCGGTCGGATCACCAATACCCAGGTCCTCGTGGATCTGCTGGCCGTGGGCGGCAAGCCAATGGCGCCGACCGCCCAAGCCCCGGCTCGTCCGCAAGCACAAGCCCAAGCCCCGCGCCTGACCCAGCAGCCGCAGGGCCAGGACAAACAAGACAAGTCCCCGGACGCCAAGGCCTAAGCCGTAGGAGGCCGCGATGCTCCGCTATCTCTCGCTGTTCGCGGTAGGTCTGGCCACCGGCTACGCCTGGGGCTGGATCGACGGCCTAGCGGCCTCCCTGGCTGTTTGAGGACTGCACGAATGGAAGGCTCTGTATCGGTTCAAGTGTGCAAGACCTGGGTCCAGAACGCGGACGGCACGGTCGGCTGTACGCACCTTGAGTGGATACAGACCTACCTGCTGCCGCCTGAGGCAGAGGGCTATTTGACTCTGCTGATGGGTGGTTTCGACCCGTCGGCCTTCCGCCTCGGCTTCGCCGGGACCATCGGGCTGTTCGCCGTTGGTTTGGGGGCTGGCTTGATCATTTCCGCCATGCGCAAAGCGCGCAATTAATGAGGTTCCAATCATGGAAAAAATGAAAACCCTGTTCCGCAACGCTTCCATCGCCACCGTCGGCCTGGCCGTGGCCAACGTCTCCTTCGCCGACTCGCTGATCGACGAAACCACCAAGGAAGTGCTGACCCAAGCCGGCACCGACGGCTCGTCCGTGGCCAAGCTGGTGATCGCCGCCGTGGCGGTGCTGGTCGGCCTCGCCCTGGTTATCGGCGCGATGCGCAAGGCCTGACGTGATCTGGTCTCTCATGCTGGGTGCGTTCATGGCCTATTCCCTGATTTCAGGGCTCAAGGTCGGGCAATACCAGTAGTGGCGACCGAAACGGAAGCCCCCTCCGGAGTTTCCGGCAGGGGGCTTTTTTGTGTGGGGTCTTACGATGAAGTTTGCGAGCCTGATTCTGATGCTTCTCTTTGCCACGGTGGCGAGGGCTGAGGATTACTACTGGAAAATTCAGTCACTGCCTGAACGCTTTTCTTCGCCCTCGGCAGCTTGCGCGGCGTGGGCCAAAGCCACGGGACGCCCTGGGGAGTTCACCTTCACCGGGTCTATGAAAGCCCGTGACCAGACCTCGTTTTGGTGCGAGTTCACGAACAACGAAACCGGCAAGACTGCTGCCGGGTATGGTCCTGCCGGACGCTATGGCGATAGCTGTCCAGCCGACACCGAATACAACAAAGAGACCGGCGAGTGTAAGGAAAACAAGTGCAAGATTCTGGCCGGCTCGCTCTACGAAAAATCCCATCAAGCGCCGATTTCCCGCTTCATCAACTACCTCGGCTGTGAGATTGCGGTCAGTGCGATTGACGGTTGTATCGGTCCCGCTGAAGGTCAGGCCGGCGCGACCTACTGCAAGGTCATCGGCTCGTTCACCGGCAACTGGTTCACCTCCAATGGCTCCTGTGCCTTCGGCTGCGACGTGGGTCCGGGCGACGGTCCGCCTCCGGGTGGTGACGGCGGCACTGGGGGCGATGGTGGCAGCAACCCGCCCGGCGGCGACGGTGGAAGCGACGGCGGCACCAAGCCCGGTGGCGGCGACAACGGCTCCAGTGGCGGCGGTGGAGGAGGTGGCGGCGGCGGTGGCGGCAACCCTCCCGACGGCAATGGCGATGGCGATGGCAATAGCGGCGGCGATGGTGACGGTTCTGGTTCCGACGGCGGCGCTGGTAGCGATGGCGGCGACGGCTCCGGCGGGGGCGGCCTGAAAGAGCCGAAGCAAGGTTCCTTCGACAAGACCATCAAGGAATACGACGACGCCATTGCCAAGGCGCAAAAGGACTTCCAGGAACTGCAAGGCAAGTTCGAAAGCGTCCTCGCTTCCAAGTTCGATATTCACCTGGGCACCGGCGGCGGTTCCCTGCCGTGTTGGGACTTTACCGCCCTCGGCCAACGCTTCGACGTCTGTCTGACCGAATACGCCAAAGAACTCTCCGTCATCCGCTACGTGGTGCTGTTCATCGCCGCGATGCTGGCCGGATGGATCGTTTTCTATCGCACCTGAGGAAACGCCATGGATATTCCCTTTCTCTCCGACATTCTCGCCTGGATGCAATCCCTCTGGGACTTCCTCTACAGCGGTGTCTATGACTTCGTCACCGACGCCTTTGTCCTGCTGACCAAGATGGCCATCAAGGGCTGGTTCGAGATGCAATTGTTCGTCGCGGAAATCGGCTACAAGGCCTTCAAGGAGGTCGTCGGCGGCATCGGTATCGGCTCGACCATCACGTCCTATTACTCGTCCCTGGACGGCGACCTGCGCTCGCTGCTGGCGTTCTTCGGCCTGCCGGACGCGGTGAACATGATCTTCGCCGCCATCGGCACGCGCTTCTCCATGTCCTTCATCCCCTTCATAGGTAAGTGACATGGCGATCAAGATTCATCACGGCCCGAACGGCTCCTACAAGACCTCCGGCGCGATCCAAGATGACCTGATCCCCGCGATCAAGAAGGGCCGCGTCATCATCACCAACGTGCGCGGCCTGACCCGCGAACGGATCTTCCAGGTGATGCCGGAGACGCCCTCCAGCTGCGACGTCATCAACCTCGACCTCGAGGACCTGGATGACATGGAAAAGATGCGCACCTGGTTCATGTGGGCGCCGCGTGGCGCGTTCATCATTTTCGACGAAACCCAACTGATTTTTCTGAAGTCCTGGCGCGAAGCCGACCTCAAGCGCTTTGACTTCCCGGACGGGCCGGAAGCGGCCAAGGCAGCCGGGCGGCCCATGGGCTGGCTGGATGCCTGGACCCGGCACCGGCATTTCAACTGGGACATCATCCTCACCACGCCGAACATCGCCTATATCCGCGACGACATCCGCATGACGGCGGAAAAGGCCTATCTGCACTCCAACCTCGCCGTCATCGGCATTCGGGGCCGCTACAAGGAAAGCCAGCACTCGGCGCAGGACAACAAACCGCCGGCCCGCGACGTGATCGTCGAGATCAAGAAAATCCGCCAGGAGACCTTCGCCCTCTATGAATCGACAGCCACCGGCTCCGTCACCGACACCATCGCCGGCAAGAGCCTTTTTAGACAACCTAAGATTCTTCTATTCATGGCAATTCCGGCCCTTGCTATTGGGTCTGTGGTTTATGACGGCGGACCTCGTCTGCTCATGGGCGACCCTGTATCGCCGTCTGCTGCTGGAACTGCTGCGCCTGCTCAAGCCGGTCCTGCTGTGGGTACTGCGCGTGTTACTGGTGCGGCTGGTCCTGATGCTGCTGATGATGTACCTGGGCACGCAGGCGTTCCGGGCGCTGCTCCTGTAGGGCATCCCTTCGCCGGCCGCGACTTTATCGTCAAGGCGACCCTGCTGTCCGCCTCCGGGCGCCGCACCTATCTGTTCGCCGTCCGGGGCCAGGACGGCAGCGAATTCACTCTCACCGATCGCGACCTGACCGACACCGGCTATGCCGTGGTGCCGCGGGGCAACTGCGCCGCGGAACTGAGCTTCAAGGGCGGTTGGTCCGGCTATGCCGCCTGCGCCGGGCGTAGTGCCTTGGGCAATGCGCCGCCGGCTCAGGCCGCCGCGCCGAACGTGCCGCCCGCCGCCGCGAACGGCGCCGCCGTGCGGGTGACGGTGGTTCCTGACACCAGCCGCTTGCCGCGCTCGATCAACTGAGGGGGAGCCGATGAACTGGACAAGCTATTTCGCCGCCCTGGGGCTGGCGTTCCTGGCCTATCTGGCGGGCTTTTTCTTCGCGGTGGCGGTGACGCCGACGGGGCCGGTATGGCCGCTGTAGCCGGCCTGGCCGGGGCGCGCGCGAACGGCTCGTCTCGGAGTGAGCAAGCGCCACGGCGGGGCCGGCTGACGCCCCTGTAACACGTCAGATAAGCCACCTATTGCGGTTTCAATTCGTACCAATTTGGATCGTTAAAGATGAAGAAAATCAGCCATCAAATTCGCGTCAGTATCGAGTCGGACGGTCAGGTCTTGGAAAGCCCGAAAGGGCGGTTGTTCTTCGACGACACCACGGCTCAATTCACCGACCTGTCAGGCGTGCGCATTCTGCGATGCGGCGTGGATACGGTGCGGCAGTTGTACAACGGCAAGTTGCGCCCGGAAGTGATGGCGCTGTTTGACCTCTCGGTGGATGTGGTCGAGTTCGCCGGCTACGAGTGGTCCAAGGGCCGCATCGGTCGCGACTCCGGCTATCAGTACCGTCTGCAGAACGCTGAAATGGGGCTGATCCTGCTGATCAAGAACCACAACATCAAGGTCGACACCATTGGCTCGCACCTCAAGATCGAGGTATCGCCTCACGCCCTCGATGGCGCCGATCCGCGCATCCTCCAGGGCGTGCTGGATGACTTGGCCGCTGCCGTGCTGAGTCACTGCGAAACCAACCAAGCCGCTGTGCATATCGCCCTGGACGTACAGGGCTGGAAACCGCCTCGCGATCTGGTGGATCGCATGCATTGCCGCTCGCGTCGGGTGCGACAAATCAGTGGGATCGAGCGGATCGAGTTCGACGGCAACGCCTCGGTCTACGGGCGTGGCGAGACGTACATGTTCGGCTCGGCCAACGGCCTGCAACTGTCCATCTATAACAAGACCCTCCAGGCTCGGGCCACCGACAAGCTCGACTATTGGGAAAGCGTGTGGGCCACCCTGAACGGGGATCCGTTCGGCGATGGCGACCCGGCCTATAACCCCCTGGAAACGGTGTGGCGGCTCGAATTCCGCTTCCATCACTCCATCGTCCAGCAGTTCTCCGAAGGCTCGCGTATGGCCTCGGGGGAGGTCATTGGCTGCCGCACCTACGAGGGCCTCTGCCCGCATCTGCAAGGACTGTGGAACTACGCCTGCGAAAGCTTCAAGCTGCTGAGCCGGACGGCGGTCTACGATCCGTTCTGGAGCCTGATCAGCCAGGACGCCCGCGTACAGGTCGAGTGCGATCCGCTGATCGAGCGCACCGAGTATCGGCGCTATTACAAGACCGCCAAGGGCTTCAGCGGGCGTAACTGCGAGATGTTCCTCGGCCAGTTCGTGAGCCTGATCGCGCGGGAGCGTGTCCCGGCAAAAAAGGCTATTGAGTCCGCCCGTAAACTGGAGTTCTGGCACGTTATCGAAGACCACTATCTCGCCAAGGGTTGGACTCGTCGCGATCTGGAAAGGCATATACACAAGCTGATGTGTGATCGGTATCTGCGGCGGGGGTATGCCGTCTAATGTCGATCACCAAGCTCCCCGATGGCCGTTGGTTCGTCGATGTCGAACCGATCAAGGGCAAGCGCTTTCGCAAGCGGTTCAAGACCAAGATGGAAGCGCAGCGGTTCGAAGCCACCGTGCGGCAAAGGACCATTGAAAACCCGGCCTGGACACCAAGGCCGAAGGATCGTCGACGCCTGTCTGAGTTGGTGACCCGTTGGACGTTGCTCCACGGCCACGCCCTGACGGACGCTGACCGTCGTTCCCTGGTGCTGCGCAAGATGGCGGAACGCATGGGCGATCCCATAGGCTCGGCGGTAACCGGGAACATCTTCGCCGAGTATCGGGCCAGACGCCTTGCGTCAGGCATCAGTGGCAAGACCTTGAACAACGAACTGGGCTACCTGCGGTCGCTGTTCAACGAACTGCACCAGTTGGGTGAAATCGACTATCCAGACCCGCTGGCCAAGGTGAAGGCGATCAAGCTGCAAGATCGTGAGTTGACCTACCTGACCCGCCAACAGATAGAAACGCTGTTCCGTGCCCTCCGGGAACATTGCAAGACGCCTCATGTGGAACCCGTCGCCCTGGTCTGTCTGGCTACCGGTTGCCGCTGGGGTGAAGCTCAAGGGCTGACCCTGGATCGGGTCCGGGATGGAGCGGTGCAATTCGTTAACACGAAGTCAAAGCGTCGTCGCTCGGTCCCGATACCTCCAGAACTGGAACAACGCCTACACTCGCACCTGCGCCGCTACGGCAAGTTCTCCAACTGCCGCGACAGCTTCGACTTCGCCGTGAAAATGTCCGGCGTCGCCCTCCCCCGTGGGCAGAAATCGCATGTGCTCCGCCACACGTTCGCCTCGCACTTCATGATGAACGGCGGCAATATCCTGACCCTGCAAAAGATTCTCGGGCACTCGTCGCTGACCATGACCATGCGGTATGCGCACCTCGCCCCGGACTTCCTGCAAGACGTGATCAGACTCGGCCCGATGAAAGACTTTCGACATTTCTTCGACACGACGGATTTTTCGACACCGGCGGAGACGCTGGAAGCTTAGAGCGGCAAGGGCTGTGGAAGGGGGATATGGCG